GCGCAAGTCTTTAAGGAGTCAACGTGGAGTTTCTTGCTGAATACGCAAGCTTTCTCGCCAAAACCGCCACCCTGGTCATCGCCATCCTGATAGTGCTGTCGGCCATCGCCGGGCTGCGCGGCAAGGGGCGGCGCAAATCGGGTGGGCAATTACAGGTCACCCGCCTGAACGAGTTCTACAAGGACCTGCGCGAGCGCCTGGAATCCGGCCTGCTCGACAAGGCCCAGCTCAAGGCCTTGCGTAAGCAGCAGGCCAAGGCGGACAAGCGGCAGAAGAAGGGCAAGGCCGAGGAAAAGGGCCGGGTCTTCGTGCTGGACTTCGATGGCGACATCAAAGCCTCTGCCACCGAAAGCCTGCGCAACGAAATCACCGCGCTGCTGACCCTCGCCACCCCGCGTGACGAGGTGGTGCTGCGCCTGGAAAGCGGTGGCGGCCTGGTGCACAGCTACGGCCTGGCCGCGTCGCAGCTGGCGCGCATTCGCCAGGCCGGCATCCCGTTGACTGTGTGCATCGACAAGGTGGCCGCCAGCGGCGGCTACATGATGGCCTGTATCGGCGAGAAGATCGTCAGTGCGCCATTCGCCGTACTGGGCTCCATCGGCGTAGTGGCGCAGCTGCCCAATGTCAACCGCCTGCTGAAGAAGCACGACATCGATTTCGAAGTGCTGACCGCCGGTGAATACAAGCGCACCCTGACCGTGTTTGGCGAAAACACCGAGAAGGGCCGAGAGAAGTTCCAGGAAGACCTGGACATCACTCACCAGCTGTTCAAGGACTTCGTTGCCCGCTATCGCCCGCAGCTGCACATCGACGAAGTGGCCACCGGCGAAGTCTGGCTGGGCGTCGCGGCACTCAACCGCAAGCTGGTGGACGAGCTGCAGACCAGCGACGAGTACCTCAGCGAACGCGCGCGCAACGCCAACCTGTTCCACCTGCACTACGCCGAACGCAAGAGCCTGCAGGAGCGAATCGGCATGGCTGCCAGTGGCACCGTGGAGAACACAGTGGTGGGCTTGTGGAGTAAACTCGGCCGCCTGCGCTAACACCTTGAACCCGTTGAAATTTTTTTTCGTTCAGGGGGTTGCAAGGTTAAAGGAATGAAGACATAATGGCGCCCATCGAAACGCAGCAAACTTTGAAAAAGGTTCAGCGTTTCAAGGAGATAGCGAAGCGCAAGCTGCTAGATCCGACCTTTGAGGCCGAGTAGCAAAGTGGTTATGCTCCGGATTGCAAATCCGTCTACGCCGGTTCGATTCCGACCTCGGCCTCCATATTCGAAAGCCCCGCAGCCCTTGAGGTTGCGGGGTTTTTTTGTGCCTGCGGATTTTTGATTCCCACGCTTTTGGGACAATCCTGGGACACCGGAAGAAATTGCATGTCCCCGGTGTCCCCGGCAAAATCCGGTGCATGGCCACTATCGAGCAGCGCCCCAACGGGCATGGCGGACCAAGATCCGCCGAAAAGGATATCCCACTCTATCCGCGACCTTCGACACCAAGGCAGAGGCCCAGCGCTGGGCGGCCGAGATCGAGGGCGACATGTCGCGCGCGCGGTTCGTCGACATGCGAGAGGCGGAGAACACCACGCTGAAGGAAGCGCTCGACCGATACTCGCGGGAGGTGACTTCGATGAAGAAGGGAGCCAAGCAAGAGCAGACCCGCATCAACAGGTGGAAGCTGAACAAGCTGGCGAATAAAGGCCTGGCCGCGATCCGGTCAAGCGATATGGCTGCATACAGGGATGATGAGCTCAAGGAAGGGAAGTCCACCGCAACGGTCAAGCTCGACCTGGCGGTGATCAGCCACCTTTATACGGTGGCCATCAAGGACTGGGGTATTGAGGGGCTGAGCAACCCGGTGGCGAAGCTGAGGATGCCGAAGGGCGCGAAGTCTCGCGATCGGCGGCCCAGTGCCCAAGAGCTGAAGGATGTGATCAAAGCGGCAGGCGATATTCACGCTGAGATGCCGGCGATCATCGGTATCGCGGTTGAAACGGCAATGCGTCGTAGTGAGCTGCTGACGCTTCGCCGGGAGAACGTGAAGCCGAAGCACGCGATTTTGGAAGACACCAAGAACGGTAGCCGGCGCCTCGTTCCGCTATCGGTTCGTGCCCGGCAGCTGCTCGAGTCGCTTCCAGCCCGCATGGATGGCAAGGTGTTCTCGTTGGCGCCGCATTCGGTGAGTCAGTACTTCACCCGCGCGTGCAGAGCAGCCAATGTTGGCGACTTGCATTTTCACGACCTGCGGCATGAGGGCACGTCCAGGTTGTTCGAAAAGGGGCTGTCCATGATGGAAGTGAGCGCAATCACGGGGCACAAGTCCTTGAGCATGCTCAAGCGATACACGCATCTGTGCCCCGACACCCTGGCCGACAAGCTGGGCTAGCGCACGCTGGCCAACGTGGGTGGTGGTTGACGCTTTCGCCCGGGCCGGGCCGGCGCGTGCAGGCCGCTTTCGTACTCCTGCAGGAACTGACGGACAGTACTGACCCTCCAGCAAACCCTGGCGCCTTGCTTGAAAAATGGTGGCAGCCAGGCGGCGCCGGCCTGGCGCGCGCTGCGGATGGCCGATTCTGACCTGCCGAGGATCTTGGCCAGCTCCGGGATGTGGATGATTTCTGGTTCCATATAGGGCTCCTGCCGTACCCGGCGGTGATCAGTAGGATTCGACGATCTTCTTCCGCTGCTCGTGCAGCGCGTTTTCTTTTGCAAGCTGCACCTCTCGGTCAGCCAGCCACTTCCTGGCTTTGTCCTGCGCAGCCTTGGGGCTGGTGAACAGCTTCGGCTTCGGGTGCTTCACGCCTTTGCTGTCCGTGCAGAACAGACCTTTTCGCACGATGGTGACCTCCCTGACGGCGAAGTCCTCGCCCAGGGTGTAGGCCTTGAATGGGGTGATCATGTCTCGTCCTCAGGCCAAGAATTGGAATCCTGCCTTCGCCTCGCGAGCAGATTTCCGGGTTCCAAACATCAGTTTTGTTGTGCCGGCGCGGCCTTCCGATTCGTACTCGACATCAACCCACCAGTAGCCGAACTTGCGGTACGGCTCGCCGAGGATCTTCGTGACGTAGCAGTCGATCAGGTTCATGGATGGTCTCCACGCCGCCGGTCGCGGCAGGTTGGTGGTCAGGCTGCGGCTTTGCTGATCAAGCGTGGCGCGAAGTTCGTCCGCAGCTACTGCGGCGGCATCTATGGTGCTGTGGTAACCGCCGTAGTGAACCTTGCGGTTTCGAAATATCTGAACGACCCACTTGTTCTTGCGGCCATCCCAGTACACGCCTGTAACACCGCTCGCTGGCGGCTTCCTGGTAACAACTCGATGCGCTCGGTTGTCTTTCGGTGTAAGCAGCCGCAGGTTTTTCCACCGGTTGTCATCGCGTATGCGATTGATGTGGTCGACGTGCATGCTTTCGTCTGGATGCTCTGCCTGGCCAACAAGCACTGGGTTGGCCAGAACGACCGTGGCTGGACCGCCGATATTGAGTTCCTGACCCGCCAGGACAAGGTGCTCAAGGTTCTGGAGGCTCAGCAATGATCGAGACTCGCCCACTGGTCTCCGAGGAGGCCGAACACGGCGTCGTCGGCGCCCTGATGCACCAGCCTGACCTGATCGAATCTATCGGCGCCAAGGTATCCGTCCAGCACTTCTACGACCCTGATGCCGCCGACCTATTCAGCATGATCCTGGGCGCTCGGTCGGCAGGCCGACCAGTTGACCCGGTAGCCCTGTCGGACATCCGCCCAACGCTCAGCAGCGGTGAGCTCACCATCGTTCGAGCTTCTGAGCTCATGCGCTCTGTTCCGTCCGTGGCCAACGTCCATGAGTACGCCAGGATCGTTTCTGAGCGCTACAAGGCGCGCCAGATCAGCGAGATCGGGCAGTCGATCATCGATATGGCGACTCATGCGCGCCCCATCGCCGGAATCATCGCGGATGTCCAGCAAACCGTCATGACGCTAAATAGCGAAGATGACGAGCCGGACGTTATCAGCCTGGCCGAGGCCTTGGGCCCCGTCATCGATGAAATGGACGACCGCTTCAACGGACAGGGCATCAATGGCCACTCCACCGGGCTGGCTGATCTTGATGAGCTGCTGCAGGGCCTGCGCGGCTCTCACGTAATTATCATCGCCGGGCGGCCAGGGACTGGCAAAACAACCCTGGGCCTGGGGATTGCCGAGCATCTGACAATCCGCAACGGCAAGTCCGCGCTGGTGTTCTCGCTCGAGATGTCCGGCAAGGAGCTGTCGAAGCGAAGCCTGGCGTCTGCCTCGGCTGTAACGCTGGGCAACATCGACACTGGCAAGGCCATGGGTGACGGTGAGCAGATCCAGAAGATCACTGCCGCTGTCGGGCGTATGCGTGACGCCGACCTGCGTATCTGCCAGAAGGGCGGCCTTCCGCTGAGCCGCATCCGCAACATCGCGCGTTTCCAGCACAAGGCCAAGCCTTTGGACCTAATCGTCATCGACTACATCGGGCTGATCGCGCCAGAGGCAGGTAGCCGCCAGCAGAATCGCAACCTCGAGCTCGGAGCGATCAGCCGCGGGATCAAGGGCATGGCCAAGGAGCTGAACGTGCCAGTTATCGTTCTGGCCCAGCTCAACCGAAGCATCGAGACCCGCACAACCAAAAAGCCGCAGATGTCGGACCTGCGCGACTCCGGCGAGATCGAGCAGGACGCCGACATCATCCTGATCGCGCACCGGGATGCAGATTCCGATCTTGGACAAAGCGGCGTTACTGAAATCGACGTAGTGAAGCACCGCCACGCGTCGACCGGGCACTGCCTATTGCAGCACCAGGGTGAATTCGCCCGCTTCACCAACTACGCCGGATCGCGTGAACAGCAGCAGGCTTCCGCACAGCCGGCACGGCGGTCATCTCGTTCGATGCTCAACGATTTCAAGCCAGGGGGTAGCTTCTGATGGGTCAAACAATCTTCGCGCGTGGCGGCTACCTCATGCGCTCCCACTCCGAAACGCGCTGGGCCGACATGATGGACGCCCTGAATATCGACTGGCTGTACGAGCCGCGCCTGGTGAAAACCCGGCATGGCGCTTATCTGCCTGACTTTTACCTGCCTCGGGCCGGCCTGTTCGTTGAGGTGAAAGGCCCTCACCCAACGGAAATCGAGCGCGAAAAGGCCATGGACGCTAGCGCCGCGACCGGATGCCCGGTGGTTATCGCCTATGGCGATATGCAGTTCATGTTCCCAGGCGTCGGCGGTGCACGGCTGCTTGTCCTGTATGCCGGGCGCACCGTCGAGTTCAGCACTCACGAGCTGCATGGCCTGATCGAGCATGGGCTCGGGAAAGACGCATACCACGGCTACCTGCGTGTCGGCATGAAGCAGCCACACCCCGGCGCATTGCATATCTACGAAATCGCCCAGAGCTCAGCGGTGGCCGCTATGGACCGCAGCGTGCGAGAGCGTTACCTGGCCGGGGTGAGCCGGGAGGCCAATGCAGAGAAGACCGCCATGCACAGCCAAATGAGCCGCTGTGAATGGGCACTAACCAAGTTCGTCGAGAAGCTCAATGCTCGCAAGGAGGCAGCATGAACCGTGCACACCTGCTGGCCAAGTTGAACATCAAGCGCGCCGGGCAGCCGGCCGGGGAGGGTGTATGAGCCCGATGAAGAAGATCCGCGCCGCTCTGATTCTCGCGCAGACGTTCGCGAAGCACGGCGTGCTGTTCGTGCCGGTGATCTGCGAGACCGAGGAAGAGCACGCGCAGTTGCTCGCCCGGGTCATGAAGAAGCTCGACGAGATGGAAGCTGCCGAGGAGAAGCACTGATGGACACCAACAAGATGCGCAGTGAGCTCCGCGTTTCGGCCGAGCGCGCAATTGCTAACAACCATCCTGGCGGCAACGGCAATCCTTTCCCTGCTCTCGCCGTTCGTGCAGTCGACGTTTTGGCCCTGCTCGCGGAAATCGAGCGGTTGTCGACCAGTCGCAGCAAAAAAGAGCGAGAGCTTGAACAAGAGCTTGAAACCTGGCGCCACGGACCATTCTGCTGGACCTGCGGCGACACCGGCGACGTGCACGACATCACCGGGGAGTGGCGAGGCGAATGCGATTGCCTATCCGCCCAGCTCATCAACGCCAATCGAGAGCGCGACCAGCTCAAGGCCGAGAATGAGGCGCTGCGCACGGCACTGAGCGAGTGCATCGCTTCGCTGGCTGGCGAGATGAACCAGAAGTATGCAGGGCAGAAACCGGAAGACATGCATCCGGTAACGCTCCGCGATTACCACCGAGACATCGCGGAGCTAGCCGGATACCGGGCGGCCATGGCCAAGGAGGCATCCCATGGATAAATTCGGTCTCCTCTTCGCGCTGATCGTTGGCATCTCCATCGGCTGGGTCTGGGCACATCACACAGTCGCTGCCGAGTGTGAGCGCCTGGGCAAGTTCTACGTCGGCAAGCGCACTTTCGAGTGCGTGAAGATCGAGGAGAAGGCCAATGGCTGAGCTCGCACTGATCCGTACCTCGCATGGCCTGGTGCCGGCAACCGACGCTGACCGCGAAACCATCCAGCATTGGAAGGCTGGCCAGGTCATCCACGGCAAGTTCACCAAGATGCGCAACGCCAAATTCCACCGCAAGTTCTTCTCCATGCTGGATCTGGCATGGGAGTACTGGGAGCCTGCGGGAGGCCTTGTGCCTCGGCAGGAGCTGCGAGGCATCTGGGGCTTGGCCAAGTACTTCGAAGACCTGAACCAGCGCCCTGGGCAGCTCACAAACGCCGTGGAGTGCTACATCGCCAAGCTCGAGGCTGACCGCGCCGATCGTTTCCCAGTGGTGGACAAGAGCCGTGAGGCCTTCCGCGAGTGGGTGACCATTGAGGCTGGCCACTTTCACCTGGTGCAGACGCCAGATGGAGTGCGCAAGGAAGCCAAGTCGATCAGCTGGGCGAACATGGACGACACCGCATTCGAGCCGCTGTACCGCGACGTGTTCAACGCCTGCTGGCGGCTGGTGCTGTCGGCTCACTTCGAAACCGAGGCTGCTGCGCTGGATGCTGCCGACATGATGGGGAGCTACGCATGAAGGTCGTTAGCAAGAAGGTGCGCGATAGCGCCCGCGGCCAGGACTGCACTGTCAATGATCAGGAAGAAAGATGGCGTCCGGTTCGGGGCTTTGTAGGCCTCTACGAGGTGAGTAACCTGGGCCGCGTCCGCTCGATCAGCAGATACGTGAAGTTCGGTCGTGGCGAAAAGTTGATTGAAGGCCGGATCCTGGCTCAAAGCATGAGCGCAGGATATCCAGCGGTTTGCCTCTGCGATGGTCCCGATCAATCCAAAAGGAACATCCACCGGCTGGTCGCAGAGGCTTTCGTTCCTGGTGAGGGGGAGGTTGTCAGGCACCTTGACGGGGATCAAATGAACTCAAGGGCTGAGAACTTGGCCTGGGGCTCTCACAAAGACAATGAGGCTGACAAGGTTCGGCACGGCACAAAGCTTGAGGGGGTATTTCACCCGAACGCCAAGGTAACGCCGGATCAGGTTCGCCAGATCCGCCGGCTTCACGCGCAAAAGAACTCCCAACTGGATATCGCCAGAGTGACAGGGGTTAACCGCGGCACCGTTGGAAAGATCGTTCGCGGAGAAGCCGGCCTTCTTGAGCAGGGACAGGTCCGATTCGCTAGCGTTCTTGCTACTGGTGTTCTGGCCACTAGCGTCTGGGTACACGGAGACGCTGTGGCCAGAGAAGCGAACCTTGATCTTCTCGATCATCTCGGGCGTGTCCCGCACCGAGTGGAACTCATCCAGCGCCAGCGGCAGGCCTTCCCGGACCACGTACACGACCGCAGCCATCTTCATGACGTTGAAGTCCATGCCGATGTGCACGGCCTCACCCGGCCTGATGCGCTCACTGGTGCGACACTCGGCCCGGTCGAAGGTGTAGTACACGACTCCGGCGTAGTTCTCGAAGCCGGCCTCGTATTCCTGACGGAACGTGCGCGGGTCCATCTTGCGGCGGGCAGCGTCCAGTTCATCGGCCGGGACGTTGCCGCCCTGCAGCGAGGTGTACTGCCAGCTCTTGTGATCCGGCTCACCGCCCGGCTGCCCGTCGCGGTAGGTGTCATAGCAGTGGTTGAAGCCCTTCGGGGTCCCGATCCGCAGCGCATGCCCGCCCTTTCTCGACTCCCCGGTCTGGGGGATCTTGTACTGGCAGGTCGAGAGCATTGGCCTGAGCACTTCTTCCCAGGCTGCCCACGGGCAGTCCGCCCATTCGTCCACCAGGACGAAAAACAGGCCGGAGCCCCGCAGGTTGTCGTAATTGTCCAAGCCGACCACACGCATGATGTGGCCGGACTTGAGGGTAATCGAGCACTCGGTCTCGTTCGGCCGGGCTGCGCGCCAGGCCTCTGGGATGGCCTGCTTCAGCCGGCGCCAGAAGACCCGCTTGGCCTGCTTGAACGTCGGCGCGCCATACCATATCTCGTCCTCGACGCTCACGCCCCACTCCGCAGCCAGCCGGGCCGCGCGGCGCATCTCTGCCTTGCCGAGGAAGGTCTTGCCGAATCGACGCCCGCACACCGCATCACGGAAACGCGCCTCGGGCTGAAAGCCCCAAACGTAGATGTTCGCCTGCTTCGGCGTCAACTTCACCGGCGGGTCATAGGTACGGGGTAGTCGGGACACCTTCGTCTGGCTCCAGCTTGTACTCAGCAACGGCGTGCTGCTGGTCCGCCTGGGAGCCCAGGGGCTTGTCGGGTTCGATCTTGCGGTTGCTGTACATGTCGCCGCATTCCTTGGCCGCCTGCTCGTACAGTTGCGCCGTCAGAGCCAGGTTCCGCATTCCTTCGGCTTTGTCAGCCATCCTATTGAGGCCGCGCAAACGGTAGGCCTTGTTGGCGATGGGAATTTCAGTGATGTCTTCGCGGAAGCGCTTGCGAGTGTCTTCGAAGAGCTGCTTCCACTTGGCGGCTAACCCCTTCCCAGAGACCTTCCTGGGGTCGTGCGACTCGATCTGCTGCCGGGTGATGGTCAAACCGAATTCCTTTTGTACCGACTCGGCCACCTGGGAAGGCGTATCGAAGCAGGCCAAGGCCTGAATTACGAAGACCTTCACCTCACTTGATAGGGCTGCCATAGGCGTTCATCCGTCCAAACCTGTCCAAAAATCAGGCCGACTTCAGTAGACAGGTTCCGCAGGCCCTCGCAATGTTGATCTTGGCCACCTCGGGCGGCCGGCTTGCAGCGTCGATCAGCTGCTGGACTTCTTCGCTGGCACCGTAGCGCCGTACCACTCCGACGAACTCTTCGGCGTCATGGCCGCGCAGGTACAGCTTGGGTAGCCCGTCCTGTGTGAACTTGGGTGCGCCGTACTCATCAGTTACCTGGGCGATGTGGTACAGCTCGTGTTCGACCAGGGCGCAGAACTCAGCATCGGT